GAATATTATTTGTTCAATTTATATTTAGTAAAAAACAAAATGTCTGAAAGATTACAGAAATATATCTCTCGTTTGCCATATGATTATGCTGAAGATCTTGATGAACTATTTATATCTGTTGATTCATTAAATTGTTTTCTTAATGTATGTTTAGTATCATCACAAGTTTATTATAATGATACTCATCTTGAAGCATTAAACATTGATGATGATATAAATTATTTAAAGCATTTATCTGTAACTTATAAAAAAAGATTATTTGCATTACTTTGTCAATCATTTATTGATGAATGGCGTAATGTGTTATTAACAGTTTTAACTAATGAATTTATTGAAAATATTGTAAATCAATGTTCAGAATAAAATCTTATTTTAATTATATTAATGACTTATACTTTTCATACTATACAGGTTTTTTGTTCAAACCATAAATTTATTTAAAGATTTAAATAATATTAATATTATGACAAAAATTAATCAACAACTACAAATTAACTGAATTAATTTAATTAAATGATGATAATTTAGAAGAAAACAATAATATTTTACAAATAAATACAGAAAAAACTAGTAAAGATTTAATGTTATTATGTCTTAATGATGCATTTGAAAAATATTACAAAATTGATAAAATAGTTACAAAACCTATAGTAGTAAATCTAAATAAAAAAAGCAAAATACCATATTTTACAGATTTATTAAAAATAAAAGGTTTTTTGGTTGATAAAAAAAATTTAGATCTTTTAAAAAATGAATTTTTTATTTTAGAATTTAAAAACAACAAAAATATACGTGACTATAAAATACCTTTTTCATTTTTAATTGCAATGAATAATTTAATTGAAATAAACGACAAATATTTTATTAATTTTAATCATGATTATTTTTATGGTCCACATTTTCCAATTGTACATTTTAATAGTTTAACAATGGAATTATCATGTGAAATATCAAATAATATTAATGTTGAAATAATATTTGAATATACATTATTAGAGATAGAACCAAGGAAAAAAATATTATGGATTAAACATCAAATTATAAAACAAATTTATTTTACAACATTACAATTTAATAATAATTGTTATGAAAATAATAATTTTATTTTACGTTATGTAAATGCCGGACTTTTAATTAATTTACCTAAAAATATGATTGAATCAATTGATTTAAAATTTTATTTAATAAATAATGATACTAAAACTTTTTATGATATTTTAAATTATAATTCTGAATTAATAAGTATATATGGTGAAGAAATAAACTCAACAATGACATATTTTTCATTTGCGTGTGCTGATAAATTTAATGATTACAGAAAATATGGCATAAATCAATCAATTTATAAAGTAAGTTTTTTTGACGAACTTGAATATAATGGAGTTAATTTTAATAAAACTGATGGTGTATCATTAAAAATACATGTAAAAAATAATTTAAATGATAAATTAATTGTTTATTTTCCATATTATACTATGATAAATTATGATTTTACACCAGAACCTAAAACTGAAACTATAAATTATTGTTCATCATTTTTTAAAAATTTATTTTCCAGTAAAATTAAAACAAATTAATGGAATACATTACAAATAACATAAAATAAAATTATTCCAAATATTTCAATTAAACAATGAAATGGTACATTTGGATATTTATTTAACATTTTTTTACAATTATTTTTTTCATTAATAAATAATAATACCACAATCATGACTAAAAATATGATTTTAATAATATTTTGTTTAAAATTATCATCTAATAAATTATAATAATATAATAAAATAGATATAAATATCAACGTGCTTGTTGTAAAATAGTAAATAAACGGTAAATTTATAAATGAATATAAATCTAATAATATTAATATTATCAATAATATAATAAATTTATTATTTGGTTTTGTATTTGTTATATTAATAAAATATAATAAAAAACAAACAAGCATAAAATAATTTAATATATGTGTAATATTAATTTGTATTGGTCCTTTTATATGAATTGTATGTGATAATGTATGGAACATTTCAAATAATAATATTGAACCTAATAAATAAAATGAATGATTTGTTTTAGTTTTATTTAAAAAATAAAATATTATTAAACAATTTATTAAATTTACAAATACTGAATATGGTTGTGCTATTATGTCTTGTTTTTTTTCACAAGTATCAAAAGGAAAATTATATTCATTCATTTATAATATTATATATAATATTTTTTTTATTCATTTATTAAATCTTCAAATTTTATTTGCAGATTTGGATCATATATTTTACGTGGCTTTCTAAATTTTATTATTTTTGTTATGTTTTTATTTAATTTTTTTTTATTAGATCTTTGTTTTTTATAATTTATAATTGTAATATTTTTATCGGATGGATATAAAGTATCATATAATTTAATAGAATTTTTAATTGTATAAGGACTATTACGTCTGTAGAATGGCACAAAACCGATTAAAAATAAGAAAATAATTTGCATATTATAAAATATTTAATTAAATATTTTATAATTCAATTTTTAATTAAAAAAAATTAATTTATGCCTTGATTATACATAAATTTTGCATTTGATAATATAGCACCATATAACGATCCCATATTTTTATAATTTAAATCATTTTTCATTTCTATTGCAATTTTTGGATATTCATAACTTGACATATATGGATATAAATGATGAATTACTTGATGATTTAATCCACCAGTCATATAATTCCAAAAATAAGATCCTGATCCCCAATCAGCAGTAGTTTTCATTTGTTTTTCTGCATGTGTTCCGGTTGGATCAAATTCTACTAATTCATTTACATGAGATATTGAAAATAATATTCCATATATTAAACCTAATATTGCATTACTTAATAATAAAAATAATAATCCATATAATCCATATTTTGATATCGGATTAATTATATATAAATATATTGCTGGTGTTGCAAGTATATAATGAATTAATATATCTAAATATGTTCCATTTTGATGTAAATATATTACGCCATTAATTCTTAAACTTATTGGCACTAATGCAAATAATATATATTGATAAATATATTGATATTTATGGTATTTATATAATTTATGATTTGGATGAATTCTAAATATTGGCGATAAACATATATCTGGATCTTTATCTGTATTTGTATAAATATGATGATATTTATTATGTTGTTGTATCCATTTTAAATGTGAACCCATTGCACAATCATATAAATAACATAATATTTTTGGACATGAATTTATATGATGACATGCTTCATGTGCAATTAATCCTAGTTTAGCTTCTGCAAAACTAACCGCTATAATATAATAAAAATTATTATTATTTATGGAATTTATTAAAAAATAAGTTGCAATAGAACACCATAATACAGTATCAATAATATAATAAAAATAATAGTTTGACATTTTATATATTTTATAATTAAATTATTTATTATTCAATTTTTAAATGTATTATTAATTAATATGAATAATTATTATTTAGTAATTAGTAGCCTATTATTGTTACTACCAATTTTATTATTTCTTAGAAATAAAAATAAAAATATTAATAAAAATATATTAGCTACATTATTATTTATTAATTTAATATTATCTATTTTATTTTGGTCTAATCCAATAGAAAATTCATTTATTAATCATTTAGATGCTTTATTTGCACGAATATCATTTGTTATATTTACTTTATATTTTTTATTAATCCCTGATTTAGATTTTTACCATAAAATATTATTTTTTATATTTTTATTTATATCTTTACTATTAGCAAAATATAGCAAAAAACATTCTAACATAAAATGGCTCTGTAATGATCATATTAAATGTCATTGTACATTCCATTTAGTGGTCAGTTTAGGTTGTTGTATTGCATTTGTATAATTATTATTTTGTCAACCTAAAATAAACAAATTCTATTTAAACTTTAAATTTTTTACTATATATATATACCAATGGATACCCCATACAAGCTTTCTAAAAAAAAAATTAAAAATGATATAAAAAATATAAAAGAATGTCAAACATTGGATAAAAAACATAAAGAAATAACCAAAAATTTTCAAACAAATAAGGAATGTGTAAATGAACACATAACTAATATAGAAAAAATTAATGAAGAAATTGATAAAATGGATGAATTTAGAGATAAATTTACAAATATTGAATTAACTAAACGTGCCGAATTAATAAAAAAAAAAGATGAATTAAATGATAAAATAAATGATGTTAAATATAATGAAATGGATTATTATGATAAAAATGGAGATTTGATTGTTCAATATTATGAAAAAAAAAATGGATCAATTGATAAAAAAACAATTAATATTATGGATTTTCTTAATGGTAAACAACAAGAAAATCAAAATGAAAATAATATTTCTAAAATATTTGAAGAATATTGGAAAAGGGTTGAAGGTGTACGTATTAATTGTGATGATGGAACTAAAAGAATTAAATATTGTGATGAATGTAATGTTGAAAAAATTTTAGATTATGGTGTATCTGCATATGTGTGTCAATGTTGTGGTGATTTAGAAGAAGTTATATTAGATGAAGATAGAAAAATTAAAAATTATTCGCCATATAGAAAAATTAATCATTTTAGAGAATGGTTAAATCAATTTCAAGCCAAAGAATCACCTGAAATTGACGAGGAAGTATATAAAAATATTATTATTGAATTAAATAAAAATAGAATAACAGATTATTCAGAACTTAATAAAAAAAGTATGAAAGCTATTCTTAAAAAATTAGGTCATAATTCATATTATGAACATATTCATTATATTATTAATAAATTAAGTAATTTACCACCTCCTAAAATAACAAGAGATATGGAAAAAATTTTTATTAAGATGTTTATTAAAATAGAAGAACCATGGGAAATGTTTAAAAAACCTGATCGTAAAAATTTTCTTTCTTATTCGTATGTTTTATATAAATTTTGTGAATTATTAGAATTAGATCATTTATTAGAATGTTTTACGTTACATCAAGATCCAAATATTCTTGCTGTAAATGATGAAATATGGGAAAAAATATGCAAGTATTTAAAGTGGGAATTTATATCATCATTTAAATAAAAAAAAATTGAAATTTTTTTGTTATCTATATTTCTTAATAAAAATTTCAATTTAAATGTCATTATTTCATTTTATCTTAAATAAATTGCATTTAGGTACTGCTGATTTAGTGCCTAACGAACCATTCGTTGGTTATGTAGTTTCCTTTGAAAATGATGATGAAGTTGTTATTTCATGTGTTTCAAATACAGCTGGAATTGAATCAACCGAAAAAATTTTATATCGTATTGATAATTCGGGACAAATAGTTGATAAATTTGAACCTGTTTTTTCTAAAAAAGAAACAGAAATGGTAAAATATGTAAAATGAATATAAAATATTTTTTTATCTAATTTATTTAAATGACTGATATATTGTATAATCTATCCATTATACTTTTATTGTTTGGTATTATTTTATTTACTTGGTATATTTCTAAAACAACAAATAAAAAAGAATGTAATTGTCCTCAAAATGATATCCAACAAAATGATATTGATAATGCATTTATCATGCGTCCAAGTGAAATATTTGATAAAATGTTTACTAAACCAGATGTTTGGCAAGGATATGATTCAGCTAATGTTTTAAATAAAGATATTTAAAGATTTATATTCTATATAATAATATGCAAAAAACAGATTATTTATATGAAGATAAAGTAAATTCAAAATCAAGATGGATTTGTTTATCATTTTTTAGTAAACATTACGTTAAAAAAGTTATCGAAAATAATAAAGAAACAGCTAAAGAAATTGAAGATAAATCATATGCATTATCATTTGAAGATGAAGAAGATTATTCAACTGAGGATGATGTATTAGCTTTAAAAGTAAGAGGTGGTGGAACATTTGAAACATATGAACAAGCTTGTAATTATGCAGCACAACAAAGAAATGTTGATCCAAATCATCATATTTATGTTCAAGAAGTTGGTAAATGGTGTGCATTTAAAATTAAAGATGATAATAAATATATTGAACAAACAGAACACGCAAATGAGGAATTAAATAGTATGATGAAAAAATATGATGAAAATCAAGAAAAAGCAAAAATTTATCATGAATTCAGAAAAAATGTTATGGTTGCTGAAGGTTTAAATGATAGTATTACAAATAAACAAAATTCATTAAATGAAACATTAGAATTATTAGATCAAATTAAATTAATATCACATAAAGAAGAACTATTAAAAGAATTTGATGATTTAATAAACCAAACGGATGATGAAAATACTAAAGAGCAGTTAGTATTAAAACAAAATGTATTACAAGAAGAAATTGCAAAGTTATATGAATTACAAAAAGATAAAGATAAATTAAGACAAAAACGTAATACATTAGATGAACAAATTACTAAATTGCAAGAAAGAAAAAATGATCTTGATAAAACATGTAAAGATTTTGAAGAAAAATTAAAGTTAATTAAATAAATTAATGTCTCATAAATACATAAGAATTTGTATTTTCATGGGGAATAATATATTTTTGTGATTTACGATAAATATAAAATCCATTTTTTTCATAAAAAGGAATTAATTTATGATTAGTTACACCTAATATAATAATATATTGATTATTTAAATTTTTAACAAATTGTTTGATATAAGATAGAATATGTGATGCAATACCATAATTTCTATATTGATTTAATACATTAAGAGAATAAATAGCAAAAGTTGTTTCGAATTCATTAGATAATTTTTTTAATAAACAAAATCCAATAATTTGATTAGAATATGTAGCATAAACAACAAAATCCATTTCATTAATATCAATAATGTGTTGATTAAAATTTATCATATGTAAATTATTAATGTCATCATATATTGTAAATGGATCATTTGTTACATTATATTGAACTAAATTAATATCAAAATCTGTAAATTTTTCGGTCATAATTAATGTAACAAAGATATATAAAAATAAAAAAATAATTATAAATATTTTATTCATAATTATTTTTAGATATTTAACTTTTTATATTATTTAACTTTGTCAACAATTAATTTTACATGGTTTCTTTTATTTGTATAATTATTTAAATCAAAAAGTGGAACTTTATTATTCCAATTTTCATCATATAAATTTTTATGATAATTAATAAATTTTTTATTACCAACACGAAATTCAGGTGTTTTTTTTGCTTTATACCAAAATACTTTATCGGTTAAATCTTTTGATGTTATTTTATTGTTTATTACAAGTACACCATAATCTTCTGTTATTTGATCAAATACACTTTCAAATATATCAAATGATGGAAATATTCCGGCATAATGATCATATAATCTTTTTCTGTCTGATTTAATATCATTATTTAATAAAAATACATAATCAAAATTTGATCTAAATTCTGGTGGTATACCTAATGCAAATTGCATCATTAATATAAATGATAAATGATGATGACGTCCATTAAAAAATAATTCAGATATATTAGGATCTTTAAGCCACCCACCTTTTGAACTCATACAATCATCCATTATTAACATTATACGATCATCTTTTGGTTTTTTACCTAACATTTCTCTTTTTTGGTTATCTTCATTCATTAGTTTTTGTCTTTCATAAATATTTGATAATATACACGATTCATATTCAGAATAAATAAAAGAATCGCCAATAAAGTCTGTATAAAACCTATTTAATTTTTCTGTTTTACTTATTATTATTGTTCCTGGAATATGTCTTTTATGGTACATAATTTCTCTTGCTAAAAAAGTTTTTCCTGATCCTCTTTTTGCAATTATTGCAATTGTACAATGTTCTTCCATTTCTGAAATATTAAATTTTTTAAATTGCAATTTAGCTCCTCCAAATCGTATATGTTTTGTTGTCATTTATTATATTTAGATATTTTTAATAATTTATTATTGATATTATTGAACTATTAAATTAATCTATCTATTTCATCATAATTTATATCTAATTCTTTTATTCCTAAACTAATTAATAATTTAATCATTGATAATAAATCATTAATTATAGTTAATAAATTTGTTTTATAGTTATCTAACTGTAATTTTATAGCTTCATAATTAAAATTTATGATATATTTTTCAATAATTGTTTTAAATTTAATTTTTGATTTATCATTATAATATTTAATATTATTTATAATATTTAAATCATTAATAATATTTAAATCATTAATATACATACAATATATTTTCATTTGATAATAATTTTCAATTATTATTTTAAAATATAAATTAATTTTATCTACAGCTGTATTATTAAAATTTACATAATTTATATCATTATCAATTTTAATAGTAATTAGTTTATTTTGTATATTATTATCAACAGTATTAATACATTTTATAAAATCATTAATTTCACTTTCTATTTTATTTAAGTTTTCGGTTTTTAGTAATGATATTATCGACAATATTAATAGTCTTTTAATTCTTTTTGTATATTTTGGATCGTTAAATGAAAATACATTTTCATTAAATATAATTTTTGCAATATCAAAAAACATATATTTTGATGAAGGTATTTTCATAAATTGTGTATTTTCATATTTTTTAAAATTATTTAATGTATCATGATATTCCAATTCATAATTAGTACCCATAAAATATTTAATGTATTTTAATTTTGTGTCAGATTTTAAATTTATTGATATATCAATCAATTCAATTGGTATTTTAAATTTATATTCTTTTGTACTTTTTACACCATTATCGTTAATTGTATAATCATATTTTAAATAATTATTTAATTTTAAACGAAATAATGAAAATGAATTTAAATAAGCGACATCTTGAAATGTTATATTATTAATAAATGCAATATAAATATTATTTGGTACTAAAAAATTTGGTAAAAAATCTGTAATTTCATCATTTGAAAAAAATGAATATAAATTATTTATTTTAATTTTATCATTTTCAATTATAGCTTCATATGATGTAATATCTAATTTAGAATTATCAAAATCACTAATAATTTCATTATTTTTAAAAATATAATTATTTGTTTTAATTAATTTTAATTTTATATTTTCAATAATTGGTTTATTATTTGTTTTATTAATTTCATTTATAATTTTTATAAATTGATTAGTTGTTGTATTATCATTTTTTTCTTCATCAGTAAATTTTTGTACTAATTTATTAATAAAATTTTTAGATATATCTTTTACATTTAATAATTTTGATAATTTAATTTTTATTCTAAATAATATTAAAATAATAATTTGATATATATGTAATAATATTTTTTGTTCTTCTGCTTCATTACCTATTTTATCATAATCAATTATTATATTGTAATCAAAATCACCTGGATTATTTTTATTATATTCTAATTTATTTTCAATTTCAATTATTTTTTGTGTTTTTTCTTCTTCTGATATTGATAAACTATTTATTTTATTTTTTATTATTTTTATTAAATTACTAATATGTAATCTTGCTGTATTTCCACTTTTATATAATACAAATATTCTATTTTCTTCTAATTTAGTTTTATATAAAAATTCATTAAATGTTTTTATTATTTCAATATAAATATAATTTAATAAATTTAAAAAATATTCATTATTATTATTAAATATTTCTTCAATAAATAAATTTGTTGATGTTGTTCTTAAAAATCTATTATATTGATATTTTAATTCATTTAAATTATAACCATCAATATATACATTTTGTTTATTTATTGTAAAAGTATTTATTAAATTAGTATCGTTAAACTTTAATATATTTTCAATATCAAGTGGTATTGATAATTTATCAATATTATTAATAATTGGGTTATTATTTTCACTTATTAAATCATTATAATTTTTATTTAATACATTATTAAAAATATTACTATAATTATTATTTAGAATATTATCTATTGTATTATCATAAATATTTAATGAATAAAAAAAATTTCCGTCCATTCCTCCTTGTTGTTTAATTTCAATATATTTATTTATTTTATTTTTATACAAATTTTTTTTATTATTTAAATCAGTTGAATATTTATAATAATATTTTATTATTTTATTGTTTATTTCTTTATTATTTTGACCACCACCCGATAATATATTATTACATTTCCATTCAATATTATCATTTAATAATTTATACATAAAATCATAATTTATTTGTAAATAAATCAATTTAGAATATAAAAAATTATTTAATATTTTATCTGGAGAGTTTTTTTGTATTTCTTTTTGTAATATTACATAATTTATTTTATATTCACCATCTAATTGTCTTATATTTGAGTCATCAAATAATATTTTTTTACAGTTTTTATTATATTTTTCTGCCATATTATTTAATTTATTAATTTCTTCATTTAATTTATTAATTTCTTCATTTTTTTCTTTTTTTTTATCATTTAGTTCAATATTTAAATATTTAGGTACGCGCCTATTTTCTAATTCTGTTGGAATTAGAAAAGAAGGACTACTACGTCCTTCTGACGGTAATAATAACATCATATTTAAACATTTCAAAATTAATAAAAATATATAAAAATCAGTATCTTTATTATAAATTTCTTTAATTATTTTATTTAATGTTATTTCATCTTTATAAATTGTAAATGGAAACATATTTTCTATATTTTGTTTATCGTTATTATTTAATTGTTCAAATAAGTGATCAGATAAATTAAAAAATATATATAAATATTTTTTTTTTTTTTCAAAATCAGATTTCCAAATATCTTTTGTTGTATAAATTTTTATTAATTTTTTATAAATATCCATTGTTGTTTATAATTTTAATTAGATTATAATTTTATATAAAATTATATATATATTTTTCAATATCTGAGGTTTTATCAAATTTTCTATAAAAATATGATTCTGTATTTTTAATATTTTGTAAATCCTCTTTTGATACTTTAAATATTTTTTTTGGATTTTTAGCGATATCATTAAAAGTTTCTTTTAATATTTTTATTTTATCTGTATTATCAATTCTATCATTTTCTTCCTGTTTTTCATATAATTTTTTTATTTGTTTTTTTATGTCTTTTTTTTGTTTTTCTATATAATCCCAATCATCAAATGTTATTGCAATATTTTTAAAATTTCGTATTGGCATTATTGATGATAAAAAAAATTCATCACCTACATGCATTTTTGTGAATAAATTTAAATAAATATTATTATGTAATAATTGTTTAACATGGTGTCTTGATAAACACATTCTTGCATAATGTTTTATTAATTTATTTTTTAATTTTTGTTGTATTTCTAAAGATAACCGTTCATTCCAATCATAATTATGTATTGGTAATAATTTAATTAAAGATTCATTTATATATTTTTTAGTCAAGTCATTATATAATTTATTAAATGGTTTTATTGGAACACAACTTTCAGATATTGTTATAAATTTTATATTATCTTTATTTTTTATTGCTTCTTTAAATAATTCTATATATGCTGATACTATAAAACCCCACGAAGTTTCTTTTAAATTTTTAATAATTTTTTTATTATTCCATGTAACTAAATCTGGATATTTTGGATGTATATATATATTTATTTTATTTTCATTACCTTTAAAATAATTATTCCAAATATCGGGAAAATTTGGATTATCTAAAGTTAAGAATAAAAATGCTATTTTATGTACCATAATTTTTATTAGAAATAAAAAATTGAAATTTTATTATACAATATAATGTAATTTAAAAAAATGGCTGACTTATTTGAAACACGTTATAGTATGAATAAAAAAATATTCAAAGAAAATGATTATATTAAAATAGTTATTGAAAATTTAACTGACTATAAAATTCAAATTTATGATTGGTATTATCTAATTATTATAAATTTTGAATCTGATTCAAATAAAACATTGGTTATGATGGCTGGATTATCAGCTAAATCATTTGCTAACAGTTCAAATGTTGTATTAGCAAATCTTGAGAAGATAATTCCACATTACAAACAATTAATTTTGTTGTGTCCAAATTGGAATTATGTAAAACCAATACAAATAGAATGGTGTAAAAATGGTACGCGCCTATTTTCTAATTCTGACGGAATTAGAAAAGAAGGACAAATTGAAAGTAAAACTTTCTAATTTGCAAATAAAAATTTCTAAAAGAAATTTTATATTTGACTACTACGTCCTTCGGACGGTAAAGAATTAGATATGAATTACATATTTGGTCAAAAAATAGATGAAATTTTAAGAATTAATCTTGGATTAACCAATGTTGATTTGATCGGAAAATGTGCTAGTGCAGGAGTTGTTATTCAAACAGTATTATTTAGTGAAATATATAATACAATATATTTAGCAGTTCCATCAATAGTATGTTTTGGTAAATCATTAAAAAATAAACATAATTTAACAGTTAAATTATTTTTTAATATGCAAGATTATGCACTCGATGAAAATTTCGAAAAATTACAAGAACGTATAATTTTAATTGAAAATAATATTAGCCAATTATGTTTATATACTTTTAAATTTGATGGTAATGAACGTTGCATGTTTTGGCTTTGCCAAAACACCAACCTACTTTTATAAAAAACCTTTGGTTTTTTATAAATGAACATGAAATTCCAAATCAGTTATTTGATTATTTAAATTAATTTTATTTTTTTATTATTTAGAGCGGTGCGTATTTTAAATGCCGGATTATTTATAAATTTTTTCAATTCTATGTTTTGTTGATTTTTTACTATTTTTTTTATTTTTATAATAATCTTTATTATAGGCATAAATAAAATAATTTTTATAATTATCTTCTTTTATTTTTAAAACGGATTTTATTAAACTTTCTTTTAATTCAGCATAAAAATTAGGTTTATCTAATTTTATATAATGTTTTAGTTGATTAAACCATTGTTCAATTGCATTCAAACGTGGATGATATGGACATGTATAAACTAAAAAATTACCACTATCTTTTATTATTTTTTTAGTTGATTCTTTTTTATGTATTTGTCCATTATCTAAAACTATTAATTTATTTTTTATATTACAACATATTTGATTAAGAAATTCATCAAATCTTTCAGAATTAACTGAACCATTATCATATAATTTATAATGTAAATATTTTTTATTACTAATTGCAACAACTAATGAATATTTTTTAAATACTTCATTATTATCAGTTTTTTTAATACATCTATCACCTAATTTTCCTCTACAATAATTATAAGTTAATGATGTACTTAATGATGTTTCATCAATTGAAATAATATCATTCAAATCAAATTCTTTAATAATATTAAAAAAATTTTTTAATTCAATATTTTCATTTCTAATTTCACCTCTATACGTTTTTGGAAAATGTTCAAATGTTGCTCTTTTTCGTGTTATATTATTATCTCTAATTATATCATGTAAATATTGTCTTGAAATTTTCAAATTTTGAAATTTTTCTTTAATTAACTGATGTAAAAATTGTATATGTATATCATTATTTTTATTTAATGTTTCTTTTATAAATTTAACGTGTTCTTTTTTAACTTTATATGATCCTAATTTTCTGTCTTTTCTTTTAACATTTTTATATTTTTCATATCTTTCAATCCATCTTTTTAAACTTCTTTCACTACATTCAAATATTTTACAAACCGATGTATAATTGTTAATTTTATAATAATATTTAATGGCTTTTAATTTTAAATCTATTGATGCTTGCATATTATAAAATAATTAGATTTTAATTCAAACAATAATTTTTAATTTGATTTAATATGTTAATTTGTTTATCTGATAAAATGTTTGTATTATCAATATTTGAAAAGAAAAATTGATTATAAAAATTATGATTTATTATCTTATTATTACATTGACAACATAAAAATGAATATTTTGTTTTAACATTGAAATAATTAAATATACTATATTCATTGTTTTCAAAAATTTTAATATTTTTTAAATATAATAAATAGTTTTCATAGTTGTATTTATTGAAATTTATCCTAAATTGTTTTTTATTGCATACAAAACAAATTATATTAAATATTTCATTTATTTCATCAATATTAAATTTAAATAATTTTATTCTATTAAATATTTCTTTTGTTATTTCATATTTTCCAAAATTATATTGAGAATATTTCATATTATTCAATATGGATTCAAATTTAATACAATGTAAATGTATCCAAGTATTATCTTCATCTTTAATGATAATTTTATTTATTTCATCAGTACAATTTAAAGTATCATTAAAATTAAATTTTTTATTATTATATTCTAATTTTTCGTTACATATAAAACATTTATTTAATAAATATTTAAAATTTAAACATTTAAAATGAACATTTTGATTATTTATTTTAATATATTCATTTTTATGTTTAATAATAATTTCATTTAATTGATCATTATTAATATATTCAAAATTTTTATTGTTTATTATTTTTTTTTTACATATTTTACATTTATCAATTGTCATGCAATAAAATTCATAACATAAATTATGCATTTTAAAATTATCACTTAATAAACCACATATATTACAATTTATATTATCATTATAACAATCTAAATGATAATATTTATTATTATATAATTTTAATTCATCAAAATCATTATTATTTACTAATAATTTTTCACATATTTCACATTTATTATTATATATTATTTTACAACTATCGCATGCTTCGTATTTTTTATTCTTAATATTTTGAAAATTATCAAATTCAATGTCATTTATTTGATTTAATAATATTTTGCAATTTATACATCTCAAATATTTAAAATTATTTGGTAAAATTAATTTATTAATATATTTACCATTAATTGTTTTAATTAATTTATTATGTTCAATATCACATTTTTTACAATAATTTTTATAAAAAGTTTGTAAATCATTAAATTTAATATATTCATATTTATTTTTAATTATATCTTTTTCTTTTTTAATATTATTTATTAGTTTAAAATTTATAATTTCCATTTTTAAATTACTCATTGTATAATTTTTATTTTCTTCATCAATTTTATTGAATAACTCCAATATTAAATAATTATTAATATTATATTTATTTATTGCGTTCATAATTATATCTTTGCATTTATTGCATTTATTTGTCTCAATTTTATTGCAATTAAATATATGGCTTTGATGAATTATTTTACCGTCATAAAAGCGAAATATAATTTTTTTAATAAAATTATCAATATTAATATTTTTTGATAACAATCCACCTACTAACTGACCAATATCATAATAGTTTTTAAAATTAATTCTAATATATTCATATAATAAGTCATTATATTCTTTTATTTTTTTTATTTGTTTATTTTTATTTATTTTTTCATTATTTAATAAAATTAAATTATTATTATTATTTATTTCTTTATTATATTCATTTATTTTTTCATTATATTTATTATTAATAAATTCGTCATTAATGTTTAATATATTATCAATTTCTACAATTGCACTTTTACGATATCGAAAATTTGAAAAATAAATATAATATTGATAACATAATTTTTCATAAAACTTATCATTATATTTGTCATTATATAAAAAATAATATATTTCATTAAAATTCTCTCTTAATTCATATGTTATCCATAATTCAATTAATAATTTATCATTAAAAGTATTATATTCATTAATATAATTTTTAAGATCATCATTATATTTTTTATATTTATTTTCTTCAATTATTTGTTCATCTTTTATTTTTAAATTATATTCTTGTATTTTTTGTTCTAATAATTTATAACTATATAATTCTTCAATTTGTAAAATTTCATTAATATATTTTATAGAACTATAAGTAATATCATTGAAATATGTATTTATAAAATCATTAATATTTATTAAATTACAAATTGAATAATAATATTTAATATTTTCTGGTAATATTTCAATAATTTGATTAAATCCATAATCAATATAAATTTTATGATTTAATGGTATTTTTTTTAAATCATATAAATTTTCACTACAATAATAATATTTAATTTCACCATCATCATAAATTATTTTTTTAATAATACCTTTTCTTAATTCACCATCTAATATCCAAATGACATTATTTTCATGCATTTGATAACAATCTTTAACAAATTGTCTTCTAACAATAATTGTAATTTTATTTTTATTAATTATATCTGCTATATTTTTATTTAAATATTTATATAAATATTCAGGTTTAACTAATTTTCTTGTCCATTTATAGTGAAAATTATTTACATAAAAATCATAATTTTTATTTATATTATCTGAATATTCACATACTGTTTCATGTCTAAAATGTGCTATTCTATTATTTTTACTTGTATTAACATAACATATTTTTTCATTACAATGTATACATTTATATTTTCCTTTACTTGAATTATGAGCAAATACAACATTATTATTTTTATTTTTACCAATAAATACCATATTTATAAAATTAATATTATTATATAAATATTATTCAATATTTATTTAAAAACTACAATATGATATATATATAATGGAAGAGAGTATTAATTATAAACAATTATTTGAAAAAGTTGTTACTGAAAAAGAACAATTATTAATTATTATTGATGAACTTAAAGAAAAATATAATAATACTATTGATGATTATGAAAATAAAATTAAATTATTATCTGAACATTTAAAAAAATATACATCACATCAAGGAGCCAAAAAATATTACGAAAAAAATAAAGAAAAAATAATTGAAAAATCTAAAGAGTACATAAAAAATAATAAACCGACAATTGACTCTAATAAAATTAAAGAATATAATAAACGCGCATATGAAAAAAGAAAACAAAAGAAATTAGAAAATAATAATATTTAATATAAATATTATATAATAAAATGTTTAAAAATAATATTTTATTATATAATAAATTGTTTAAAGAATAATTTCTATTGTATATTATATAATGAATAGTAAAATTAAAAAACCACCAGATAAAAATCAAATTTATCGTATTATTAAATGTCCATTAAAATCTGTATTAAAAAATCACAAGTTAATTCAACCGATTATTGAAAATAATGTAAATGAAATTAATCAAATTGTTATTTTAGGTTATCAATTCATTAGACTATATTTATTGGATAAATTTAATAACAACAAAGAACTACCTATGATTAATAAACAATTTGTTTTAGATGTATTAAAAACTGTTTCTAATACTGAAACAAAAAAAGGAAAACAAAAAACAGAAGAAAATATTAAAAATATAAATGAAAAATTAGATATTAAATTATTTTATGATAATTGTTTTTCTAAATTAACAAATATTAAACCATCATATACAAATAAAACATTTATTATTAAAGAAACATCAGAAGAAATGATTAGATGTATCACAACTAATATTTCAACTCATTTTATTAAACATTTATTCAGATATATTAATGAAATTTTTAAAAATCCACAAATTAAAATTATTAAACAAGAAAAAGATAAAGAAATACGTAAAGAATTATATAAACAATTAAATCAAGATATAAGAAATTTAAAATCAGATTTAATAAACAATAAAATTAAAGATTCTAAAAAAGAATATCATAATTGGATTAATGAAAATAAAAAACATTTATTTCCTGAAAAAATTACAAAATCAGTTGCATATGATGTTAAAGTAAATCCTGAAAAATATATTAAATATTCAATTTATATAAATAAAAAAATAGAAGAAATTACAAAAACAATTATAAATAAAAATAATGAAATTAAAATAATAAATTCTAAACCATATCAATTTATTCCATTAAGAAATAACATTACACCAAAACATATAACTATAAATACACCAGCATTAATAGATATTCCTGAAATTGCTAATATGAAAATTAATAATAAAAATTTATTTTCATATGGAAAAAGTGAAATGGTTTTACATACTAAAAAACATCAAAAACATATATGGTCAAAAATATTAAAATTAGAAAAAAATAGTATTTTTAAAGATAAAAATTATATTTTTTATAATCAAATTAGTACTGACGGCTTTAGTTGTTCATTATTATTTATTCTTAAAAAATATAAAAATAAAGTATTTGGCGATAAATTACCAAAAGTTAATAATGAAATTGATTTTACTAAATTAGAAGATTGTTCTAAAGAAGAATACAATGAATTTTTAACTGATAAATATAAATTAGTTTCACTTGATCCAGGAAAAATTCGTCCCATTACAATGATAGATGAAAAAAATAATGTTTATAAATATTCAGCATGTAGAAGAAGATTTGAAACATATACAAAAAGAAGTAATTATATAATTAATCAAGAAAAAATAAAACATAATATAATATCAAAAGAAACAGAATTATCAAAATTTAGTTCAAAAACATTAAAAATTGAAAACTTTAAAAATTTTATTATTAATAAAAATAAATTAAATACAAAAGTTAATGGTTTTTATAAAAAAATATTATTAAGAAAATTGGCATTTAGAAGATATATAAGAACAAAACAATCAGAAGTAAAATTATTAAATGAAATAGAAAATAAATATTTAACAAAAAATGAACAAATTAACGGAAAAAAAATATTAATATTACATGGTGATTATAGTAGAACATCACAAATGAAAGGTTGTATATCAACACCAAATATTGGTATAAAAAAATTATTATTATCAAGATTTGATATTTTAGAAGTAAATGAATATAATACAAGTCAATTATATAATAAAACATTTACAAAAATGGAAAATTTAAAAATAAGAAAAAAGAAACATATTAAACATTTACATGAAATACTTACTCTAAAAGAGGAACACGAAAGACGTATTTATGTAAATAGAGATGTTAATGCTTGTAAAAATATATTATATTTAGGAAAAACATATTTGATAAATCAAACACGTCCAAACGAATTTAAACCTAAAATAATAAAAAAGAAAAAACCAAATAGTTGTTTAATTAAAAAGTAGTAATTAAATAACATCAAACAGGATTATGTATAACTACTAATAAAAATTATACATAAATAAGCCTGTTATTTAGAATTTAGAAGCTTTTTAATAAGCAACGCGATACGTATTTTATCAAGTGTATAATTCGGCATTTAAAATACGCACCGCTCTAAATAACTGTATAAGTTTTGTAAATATTTATCATCTATTTTTTTTTTGTTAATAAAAATATCTGGTATTTTATCAAATTCAAATATAATTATTTCAAATTGGTACATACCAAAATATTTATTTGTTAAAATAATTTTATATAAGTTATCTGGATATAAAAAATTATATGTTTTTTTTTTATAAAAAAGTAAAAATATTTTATATAATAATTTATAAACTGTTTCACTTTTATTTATTAAATTATCAATAATTTTATATTTATCAAGTGTTGATAAATTATTATAATTTATTTTTAATTTATCTAATAATAAATTAAGTAAATTATCCATATATGAATTCTTTTTATTATTTTCATCATAATATTTAAAATATCTATATATTCGTGTAAATAAATCAAATGAATTTATATTTATAAATTTTAATTTATTGTCAATTATATATTTTATTAAATGATTATTTAAAAAATATTCATCAACACCATATACAAAATTATGTGTATTTATGAATTTATTTGTTTTATTATTTATTTTATTTTTTTGATCATAAAAATATGAAAATATATTATTTTTTACAGATTTAATATATTCTATTAGTACATTATTTTTTATTCTATTTATACTTATAAATCCAGGTGCAACTGTATAACTATTTAATATATTTTTATAAAATACATCATGATCATCAAATATTGAACTTATATTTGATGATTTTAATATATAATAATTTTTATATTTATTGTATAAATCTAATTTATTAATTATAATAAATAATTCATCTAATTTTTTTTTTATAAAATCAGAATCTTGAATAATAACTAAATTTGCATCATTATTTTCAAAATCAAACATTGGAAAAAATCTAACTAATGTACCAAATAATCCGTAGTGATATTTATTATTTAATAAGTAATTTGGACATGAGTAAATTATTATATCTACTTTTAATTTTTTAATCTTATTAAATAATTTGACATCATTATAAATTGAATTATCAATAAATAATCTTACTATAAATTGTTTATAATTATTTTTTATTGTTTTAACTAAATTAAATAATCCTATAATATATTTATTAAAATTTTTATATCCACCTGTATACATTTTAAATAAACTTACCGAAATAATATTTTTTTTTTTAGTATAATCAATATCGAATAAAGGTGTAAAATTACATAGATCATTTTTTAGGTACATTATATATTATGATAATTTAATAAAAAATAATTAAATAAAAACAACTATTATTTTAAATTGTTTTTTTATTTAAATTAACCATAAAATAAAACCAATATGTTGCTATTTTTTCTTTATTAATATATTTTTTATAAAATTTATATCCATTATTTGCTATTTTTTCTGCTATTTTATCATTATCAATTAAATATTTTACTTGATTATTTAAATCATTCAGATTATTATTTATTTCAATAAAGTGTCTTTTATTTACTAATAATTTTTCAAACCACATATAATATTCTGATTTTATATTTAATACAACACTTTTTTTATTAAATTCTGTACTATAACGATATGCTTGTGCATTTCCTTGAACATTAAATATATATTTATATTCTGATTGTTCTTTACCTGTCATAAAAGATCCAATTAAATGTTTATATTTTTTTTCATTAATTATATTGATATTTTGTTTATATGCTTTAATTCTTTTAACCAATTTACTTAATTTAATGTCAAATAATAAATTATTTACTGTTTTTTGACATAATTTTAATCTTATATTATTAAAATCATTTGTACCACATCCAGTACTTGATCCACGAAATATAGCCTTTTTTATTTTATTTTCCCATTTTATATCATATTTTTCATTTTTTATTAAAATATCATATTCATCTGAACTAGGTATTGGAACATCTAAATTATTATTTGTTTTTGATTGTGATCCTATAACCCAATACTTTGGTGAATTTTGAATTGATTCATCTAATAAATCAGTATAACTATATTTATTATTTTTTGTTAAATAGGCAAAATCTTTTCTATTTAATAATAAATCACAATCCGGTACTATTTTGAATTTTTTTATTGAATATTTTATCATTTTTATAAAATTTTCAATATAACTATGTGGATTACCTTCAAAATAATAATATGAATCTAAACCCAATAAACAATTATTTGATGGTTGATAATGAGGATTTTTAACAGTTAAATATGGTTTATTATTATCATCTAATATAGACATAATAGATTTATCTAAAGGTTTGCCATTATATTTTAAATTTTTATACCAATCAATTTTATTGAATAAAGAATAAATATGAAATGAACATTCTATTTTATTATTTCTAATACGAATATAAATAATTTCATTATAAGTGTCATATATAAATTTTAGTGTATTTTCTAAATCTTGTTTTGTTAAATTATCTTTATAATTTGAAAATTCATCTTCTAACATATTTTTTATTTTGTTTACTCTTTTATCTGATTTATTGGTGTCTATAAATTTATTAGGTTTAGTAAATGTATCTAATATTTTTTTTTTTATTTCATCCCAATATATTAAAATTGGGATTACCGATATAAATACTGGTTTTAATTTATGTTGATACGGATTTTTAAAATTTTTTAATCGTTCTGTTATTTTATTATCTACATAATCTTTTAATAAAAATTTATCAGTATATTTTGTATGTTCACATAAATAATCTATTTTATAGATATTTATGTTATCTCTATCTTTTTTATAGTTATATAATAATTCTGCATCATTTTGTAAATTATTTATATTATAATTATATGTTTCAATAAAATTATTTAATTCATATTTTTTATAATTTATAAAATAATTTTCAATTTGTTTTATTCCATCATTTTGCCAGTTAGTTAAATCATTTAATATATTTTGTTGTTTCTTTTTATTTATTTCTTCTTTTGTTGGCGGACTATGATCTGCTAATTCAAATTTAGCTTTTGATGTAATTGATGGACGGAAAAATGAAATATTATTTATTACACACCTATTATAGTTGGAATCATCTTCGCCGGACCATAAAAAGAATATATTTGAATATCCATTAATTTTTTGATAGTCTTTTAATTGAAAAGATGTTACACCACCAAAAAATTCATCAAAATGATATTTATTAAATTCATAATTTGGATTCATAAAATGAATATTTTTATCTATAAAATTAAAATATAAATTAAACATTTCTTGATTTGGGTATGTATCAACATCATGGAATATATAACGATCATAATTATAATTTTTTGATGCAATATAAAATCCAATATTTAATAATAGTGCACGATTAAATCCATCAAAATTATTTTGATCAATTATATAAATATCATAATTATGATTTTTATGTTTTTTTAATTTATTTATATGATCCATAAATTTATTTAAATGATCAATACGATTTCTATGTGGAATAATTATTGCTATATTAGTTTCACTATCATTTGATTTATAATCATCTGGTAATAATTCAAAATTTAATATTTTTCTATTTTCTTTATATTTCCAATATTTTTCTTTATAATTATTCATATTATACTATTTTAGATTTTATTATATGATATTGTAATAATTCAGGTTTTTTAGAAAAATAAAAAGTGAATTATGGGAAAGAAAAACTTATTTTTCTTTTTCTACAATGAATACACTTAATTATAAAAATTTATATATTGTTATTAAATAATTTCACACAAAATATAATTACAGTTAAAAAACTAAAATAAAATCATTTAAGAATATACTTTATAATATAT